GATGCAGACGACTCAGAAGACGACTCAAATGATGACTCAGATGAGGACTCAGATGAGGACGACTCAGAAGATGACGATTCTGACGAAGATGATGAAGATGAAGATGACGAAGACGATTCAGAAGGAGATAACGAATAATGTGCGCTAAATGTGGATGCGGATGCAAGCCAGGAAAGCCAGCAAAGGGCTGTAAGTGCACTTGTGCAACTTGCAAAGCTGCTCGTGCAAAGAAGACTAAGTAATGGCTAAAGAACTATCACCAAAGCAAAAGAAAATTGCAGGCGCTGCAGCACCTACTAACAAGATTACAGGCGCTGATTTCAAAGCTCTTAAGGGAGCTAAAGGCAAGAAGATGTCAATGAACCGTAAGAAGGGGATGTAACTATGTGTGCAACCTGCGGATGCGGTAAAAAAGGACCTATGTCAATGAAGGCCGATAAGAAGCAAGATGCCAAAGTGATGAAGGGTATGACTCCAAAGCAAAAGGCAGCTTTTGAAAAGGCTGATAAGAAGATGGATAAGAAAAAGCCATCAGCTAAGGCGGATGCCAAGATGGATAAAGCATTAGCAAAGCGGATCAAAAAGAAGTAAAAGACTTAAACATTAAGCCCCACTCTGTGGGGCTTTTTGCTTTATCCTTATATTAGTTTCCATGCGGGAAACTAAGCACAACCCCTGCGTTTTACATTGCTACTCCCTAGGAGATTATCCATGGCGGAAAGAATAGATAGGCCCTCAGATATTGAGTTCGCCAAAGCTATTGTTCAGAACATTCCTGAATCGGATAAAAGCATCTTGAAATCGCTGGGAGCGGCTTATGTAGCGTCAGAGGTTATTAGAAGTGCTACTAAAAAACGATAACCTAGAATCTCTAACTGAAAAGTCTATTAAGGAACTTATTGTTCCTTTGACTGAGTACCTTCGTATGACCGCCTATAACTCAGGTTGGCCTGCTCACCTTGTTCAGAAGATGAGCGTTACTTTTGATAATGATTACAACCTTCTTGTTGACTATCCAGATGATGTTAAAGAAGATATAGAAGACCTAGAGTATGGCGACATTAATGGCTTGCCTAATGCTGCTATTCGTCCCTTTCTTCTCCGCGCGCCTGGAATGATAGGATTAGTCCTAGAACAAAAGATACTTCCAAGCATGCTATTAGAAATGGGGGTAATCTAATGGGGAATCCATTTATCGTTGCTGAGGACCTAGCCCTTAAGACTCACACCCAAGGCGTTACTGTTCAAGATGATAAGAACCAAGACCGCGTTGTAAAAGTGTGGTTTGGTTACCCTGATGTTGAAATCCGTACCCAAGACTTCCCATTTATAACAATTGATTTAATTGACATTGTTCCTGGCAACGACCGTCAGAACTATGGGTATTACACAGACTCAGATTACCGCGGAACTATTGCACCTGTTTCAGGTCAAGCTTATACCTACATCACCCCAGTTGCCTATGACCTTGTGTATCAAATAACTTCCTATTCCCGCCACCCACGACATGACCGCGCAATCATGTTTCAACTAATGAATAAATTTCCATCAAAATACGGTTACCTATTAGTGCCTAATCAACTGGGCACTGAGACAAGTAGCCGTAGCATGTTTCTTGATGGTTTTGTAAAAAGAGATGCGGTAGACAGTGAAACTGGAAACCGTCGTCTTTTAAGAAATGTACTATCAGTTAGAGTGCTTAGCGAAATGACGCCTGAACAGGCAGCAGCCGCTACCAAGCTAGTTGAGCAAGTGCATATCAACACTACTACATCGTATATCCCGTCTGGCTACATACCGATCTAATAAACGTAAACTATGTATAAATATAAGGAGTCAATTAAATGACAGCATATCTACGCCCAGGGGTGTACGTTCAAGAAACGCTAAACCCTATCGCACCAGTAGTTGGTCCTTCATCAAACACTGTCGCCGCTTTTATCGGAGCAAACGACCGTGGTCCAGAAGTTCCAACACTAGTTACTTCTTGGAGCCAATACGTTTCAAAGTTTGGTTCTTGGAACACCAACACAGGAAATGACCTTCCACTAGCTGTTTACCTATTCTTTGCTAATGGTGGAAGCCAAGCATTTGTAACCCGTGTTTCAGGAAGCGGAGCTAACGCAGCTACCCGCAGCTTAAATGACCGCGCAGGTTCTCCTCAAGCAACGCTAAAGGTTAGCGCCATTAACGTTGGTACATGGGGTAACGGTCTAAACATCAGCGTTACTAACTCAACAACCACAGGTTACTTTAACCTAATTGTTTACTCAGGTGGTTCAAGTTCAGCAAACATTGTTGAACAATGGACAGACATTACAATGGTTTCAACAGACAGCCGTTATGCGCTTTCAGTTGTAAACAACAACTCTAACTACATCACACTAGTAGACCTAGCCTCTTCATCAACGGGCTCTACAAAGAACCCATCAACACTTACCAATCAAGCACTAAGCACAGGTGCCGATGGAGCAACAGTTGATAGCACAGCCATCACAGCTGCACTTCCTCTATACGACACCATTGCACAATCTTTGGTTCTCAACATCCCAGGATACACAGACGCTACAACCGTAAATGCTGCTATCTCATATGCAACAGGTCGCGGAGATGTTTTTGTTGTGGTTGATGGTATTAATGACACAGTTGCTAACCAACTAACATTGGCTGCTAGCTACACAGCAAGCTCTGAAGCTGCTGTTTATTACCCACAAATCACAATTGCTGATCCAACACTTGGAGTAGGAGCACCTGCTGGCGCTACTAAGACTCTAGGAGCTGGCGCTGCTGTTGTAGGTTTGTATGCAGCTACCGACGCTTCACGCGGAGTATTCAAAGCTCCTGCTGGGCTTCAAGCTCGTCTTGCTGGTGCGGTTTCAGTAACTCCACTAACAAACTCAGACCTTGATACTCTAAACAGCTCTAACCCACCAGTTAACGCAATTCGTTATATCTCTGGTTCAGGCATTGTTGTTATGGGCGCTCGTACATTGAAAGCTGGTTATGTAGATCGTTATGTACCAGTTCGTCGTACACTAATCTACTTGGAAAAGTCTCTAAAGGACTTAACTCAATTCGCAGTATTTGAGCCAAACGATGCTCGTCTATGGTCACGCATTAATGCAACAGTTAGTGCATTCCTAACATCATTTTGGTCTCAAGGCGGCTTAACAGGTGGTAACCCTTCACAGGCTTACTTTGTTAAGGTTGATGCGGAAAACAATCCACAATCAGCTATTGATAATGGAATTGTAAATATTCAAGTTGGTGTTGCTCTACAACGTCCAGCTGAATTCGTTGTAATCAATATCGGTCAATACAGCGGTGGAACCACCATCACTGTGGCTTAAAGGAGATAGGTAAAAATGGCAAGTTCAACCCTAAGTACATATAACTCAAGTCTGGTAACAGACCCATTACGTGGGTTTAGATTTACCGCATCCTTTACCGCAGCTGGTGGAGGAAGTGTGTTTGATGGTCGTATTACTGATGCTAACGGCACAGTAACACCTCCAGCAGCAGGTAAGTCAACTGGTTGGGTAGGCGGCTTCAGCAGCATTGGTGGATTGAGCATTAACACTCAAAACATTCAATACCGTGAAGGTGGCTACAACACCACTGTTCACCAGATTCCAGGAATGACAACATTCACACCTGTTACTTTCAGCCGTGGAGTTTTATTTGGAAACGACCAAGCTCTTGCTTGGATGCGTGGCCTTTTCTCAGCAGCCCAAGGTTCAGGTCTAAATAACGCTCTTGCAGCAAAGACCCCAAGTTTCTCTGGTGGAAACTTTCGTGTTGATATTGTCATCAGCGTTAACGATCACCCAAATACAAATGCAAATGCAGATGTTCCAAAGATGAAATTCAAAATTCACAACGCTTGGATTACTTCTCTTAACTACACTGACCTAGATGCTACAAATGGAGCACTTCTATTTGAAACAATGCAACTAGTTCACGAAGGAATCTCTGCTTACTTTGTAAATGGGGATGGAACACCAACCGACCTTTCAAACGAAAACTTATACTAATAACTAATTAATAGGAGAACAAGACGTGACAACAACAATTACAGATGCAGAACTAGTAAATCAATATGTACAAAAGGCAATGGAGGAGCCTGCACAGGTCGTAGCGACCAAGGCTCCTTCAGGACCTGAAGTACAACTACCAGGAGGCTTCGTAGATAACGGAGCTTTAGTTACTACAGTAGAGGTAAGAGAACTAAACGGTGTTGATGAAGAAGCTATTGCTAAAGCATCAACCACAGGTAAGGCTCTTAGCATTCTTCTACAACGTGGTTTGGTAAAAATTGGACCAAGAGAGGCTACTTCAGCCGATCTTGACAACTTACTATCTGGTGACCGTGACGCTATTTTGGTAGGCATCCGAAAGATTACTTTTGGAGAAACTATTGAACTAGGGACTCAATGCGGCAGCTGCGGGGTAGAGCAAGAAGTATCAATTGATTTAACAGATGATGTACCAGTAAAGAAGCTAGATGATGCTATCTCTGATAGAGAATGGAGAGTAAAGACCAAGAAGGGCTATGTCACAGTAGGTCTTCCAACAGGTATTACTCAAAAGAAACTATTGGAGAACGCTGATAAAACCGCGGCAGAATTAAACACAATTCTTCTAGCAGGTTGTGTACTAGCTGTAAACGATGAACCATCAATGGGCGCAAGCACTGTTCTTTCTTTGGGAATGCAAGACCGCTCAAAGATTGTTGAAGAAATCATTTCACGTAACCCAGGCCCACGCCTTGGGGAGGTGAAGAAGGCTTGCAAGGCTTGTGGTGAGTTTATCGCTCTACCACTTAGTCTTGTTGATTTGTTTCGCGTATAGCGAAAAAGATTATGAAAACTTGCTTGACCAGTACGAGATTCTAACTAGGACTTTTACTGGATGGACTTTAGCGGACATTAAATCAATGTCTGCTAGAGAACGGTTAAATTGGATAGAACGAAGTAGAAGAGGTAGGAAGTAACAATGGACGATATCAAAACCGCCTTTAGTCTAGGCGGCATGTCTCGTACAGTTACCAACCTTAAAAACGACTTACTTGGCCTAGCCAACGTAATTGAAAATACTTTACTTCCAAAGATTCAAAAAATGGCAACGCTCCTTAACGGGAGCGCTAATGCCTTTGGTGGTCTAGTTGATAGAAACGGACGACCTCTAAGCTCTCAAGCTTCTCAAAAAATATCTCAAGGCGCCACTGACGTACCATCTACTGGTGGCGGAGGAGCAGGTGGCGGTGGTGGCAACGATAACGTAATTGCGGACAATGGTCGTTCTAGGTCTGCTATGTACGCGTCTGCAGCCATACCTCTTTCCAAAATTGCTAGCAACGCTATGCCTAGCGTACCAACCGCGGTTGAACAAGATTTCTTAACCCAACGCGCCGCATTTTATGGAATAGGTGGGGGAAACCCAGCAGCAGTAAATTCACTGCAGAAGCAACTTGCTAAGCAAGGTTTTGCTTTAAATAATATGGATACCACCAGAGCTTTACTTATGGCTCAGAGCACAGGGCTTACTGGTGTTGGTAATCTCAATCAAGTTATGCAAGGAGCAGCTACAGCTTCTCAAATAACCCCAGGTATAGGTATTACTGAAGCAACTTCCGCCATTGGTGGAACTATGAACTCTGCTAATACCGTTAACCTTGCCCGCACAATTGGTATTAACATCCGTCAATCTGATGGAACAATGCTTCCATTCCCGCAGATGGTAGACAAGATTTGGGCTTTTATTAGCCGCAATAGCAACGGCCAAGGTATGGATAAGCAGTCGCTTCAATACTCTATGCAACCTGGCTACGGTATTTATAACATGTTAAACGGCCTCTTTAATGGAGACCCAGTTATGATTAAAATGGTTTCTGATGCACTTCTTGCAAAAGCAAGTTTTGGTGGAAAGCCATTAGGTAATATAACAACCTCTGAAATGGTTAAGGCTGGAATTCAATCAGCAACCGTTAGAAACATTGCTAGTCAAAATGCCGCTGCAACTGGGACTCTTGTTTCCACAGCCGCAACTACCGCTGGTGGCTACGCTGGAGCGGCTGACATTGGCACTGGTATGAATAACTTAGCCTCTGCTATGAGTGATTTAACAGCTGTGCTAGGTGGTGGTAAAGGGTTCTTATCAGGAGTAACAGGGCTTGGTAATGGAGCTATGGGCTCAGCTTTAAAACTTGGTGGCGGTTTTGGACTAAGTTCCCTACTTAAAGGTGGAACATCATCTATCTTTGGTAAAGAAATGCCAGCTATAGTGGAAAAGATATTGCCATTTTTACTTGCTGGATTTTTAGCTGAAGGTGGACCAGCTGACAAGTCAATGCCATATGTTGTTGGTGAAAAAGGACCAGAGCTGTTTATTCCTAAAACAGATGGAACTGTGCTACCTAATAGTATGTTTAAAGCTGATGGCGGTGGGGTTTCTTCTTATGGAGCATCTGGTTCTAAAACAGCATTATCAGATGACCAATTAAAAAATGTACTTAAAGCAGCAGGATTTAAAGGTAGTAGCTTAGACACAGCATTTCAAGTTTCTCGTATGGAATCTGGTGGTCGTCCTAAAGCATTAAACCAAAACTCTGCCACTGGTGATTATTCGCAAGGTCTTTTCCAAATAAACATGATTGGTGATTTGGGAAGACAAAGAAATGCACAATATCTAAAAGACTATGCATCTATTGGATACACAGGCCCTGAAAGCCTTTATGATCCAAAAATTAACGCTAAAATTGCATACGATATTTCTCATGGTGGAAC